CAAGCCAAATGGCGACGTTGTTCATCGTCCATTCTCACGTTTCTCCGAGGCGCCGGCGACCAATGGCAAGCGCGCTCGGTATGCGTTCTGGTCGTCGGATCGGATCAAGGACATTCTGCACGCTCACCGAATCGGGAAGGCTGGCAAGTGGTCGATCCCGGATGACGCTTCGGAGGAATATCTGAAGCAGATCGACTCCGAGGCCAAGCGCGAGGTGGTCAACAGCAAGACCAAGCAGGCCGAGTATCGTTGGACGAAAGTCCGAAGGAACAACCACGCCTGGGACTGCGAAGCCATGCAGATCGTTGCGGCCTTGATGCTGCGCTTGATTCCCGGCTTCGATGTTTGACATCCGCCTTTGGGCGATGGCGGCGAGCGTTTACCAAGTGGCCCGAAACCTTTTCGCATGGGCGAAGGACAACGCCAAGCGGACGGCTCAAATCCAACAAGCGTTTGACGACTCGATGACGGGTGGCGCGCTCACCAAAGGTGGGCTTGATTCGATCACCAGTGCCACCAAGAACGGCGTCACGATGTCGAAGATGGTTGGCTTGAACGAGAACGATCGGCAGACCGCGCTCCGTCTTGCAGTCGAATGGCTTTCGCTTGGATATGCTCCAGGCACTGGCAGGAGCTTGGGCAGGTTTTGACATTCGACGATGAGCGATGGCCATCGTTGACGAGTTCGGACGCACGATCAATTACAAGGCAGCGCGCGCTGCCCAAAATAATGCGTACCGTCCATGGGAGCCTGTCGAGCGCAAGGACATCAGCGATCTCGTTCCGGCGACTGATCGCAACACGCTGCAAAGCCACGCGCGCCGGATCTATCTCAACTTCGGGCCGATCAAGAACGCCATCAATCAGCGTTCGATGTACGCAGTCGGTCGCGCTTTCCTGCCGATATTCCGAGGCCGCAACAAGGACTGGGGCCGCACCGCAACTGACTGGCTTGTCGAGACGTTCTATCCAATCGGAGACACGCGCGGCGGAATGCACGACTTCCGCACAAACATGTTCACCTGGTCTTCGTCGATCGACGTGGACGGTGAAATTTTCATCCTGCTGACCGAGACCGAGAACGGATTCCCGCGCTATCAAGGAATCCCAAGCCACCGCATCGCCACGCCGCAGGGAGTTTCCGAAGGCCAGCGCATTCGTGGCGGCACGATCACGGACGGCATCGTCTATTACTCGACCGGCGCGCCGAAGGAGTATGCGTTCGTGGACAAGGACGGTAAGCTCTCGGAATGGATCTTGGCCGAGAACATGATTCACCTGTTCGATCCCGAGTGGCAGTATCAAGGCCGTGGTCTGACCGCTCTGACGCACTGCATCAACGATTGCCGCGACATGATCCAGTCCACGGACTGGGAGCGTCTGGCGATGCTTCAGATGTCGTCGATCTCGCTGATCGAATACAACGAGAACGGTGGCCCGGACATGGACGATCCGTTCACAACGCTTTCTCAAGTCGGCACGAATGGCAAATCGCTGACCGTAGAAAGCATGGACGGCGGCACTGTCCGATACTTCAAGAGCAATTCCGGCGGCAAGATCGAGACGCTTGTCAACAATCGGCCAGGGAATCCGTTCCTCGACTTCCACGATCGTCTGCTTAAGTCGGCGTTTGCTGGCCTTCACTGGCCCTATGCTTTCTACAACGGCCACGGCGTCGGAGGTGGCACTGCCCAGCGCACCGAGATTGCCATGGCTCAACGCTCGATTGAGGATCGGCAAGATCTGCTTTTCTACGCGGCCAAGCGCATCGTCGGATACGCGATCGCAAAGGCCCAGAAGCGCGGCGATCTGCCGCCGGATTCCGAGTGGTATCGCTGGGAGTTCTCCACACCGCCGAAGTTGACCATCGACGATGGCCGGGTGACGAAGGAACTGGAGACGATGTGGAAGATGGGCGCGGCCAACATGCGCGACATCGTTTCCATGCGCGGCAAGACGCTCGAAAGCCACCTGGAGGAGCGCGCGGCAGAGATCGCGTTGCGGAAACTCGCGGCGATTGAGGCCGAGCAGATCTACGGAGTCCGCATTTCCGACCGAGAGATGGCGATGCTCAACGCAAACGATCCAGTGGACATGGATTCGTCACGTTCGATGGATGATCCAGACGACGAAAACGGCGATCACATGGATGACTCGTTAAATTATGACCAACTCAAGTCGCGTTTTGATGCCTACGGCGTTGCCGTTCGCGCCGGTGCCATCACGCCATCGGCACTGGACGAAGAAGCGTTCCGCCGTGAGGCCAATTTGCCGCCGATGAACGCTCCGATCCAGCGCGCATGGCAAGAAGATGGCGGATTCCGAAGGCCGATCACGCTTTTGCAGAAAGCAGCCGCCGCCGTTGGCATTGCGCCACAGCAAAACGCCATCAATCAAGAAGCGTTGAAGTAATCAAACGACTATGGCGACGATCAACGGCACCGAGATCGACCTGCGCGCCAACGAAGGCATGCGCGTCGAGGCACGCCGCTACCGTCAATGGAAGGCTGATGGCCGACAAGGAGGCACAAGCGTGGCACGCGACAAGGCACGCCAGATCCTTTCCGGCCAGGACATCCCTGCCGACTGGGTGATCGAGATGTCCGCTTGGTTCGCTCGTCACGAAGTGGACAAGCAAGGTCAAGGATTTCGACAAGGCGACGAAGGTTATCCATCACCCGGTAGAGTCGCATGGGCCGCATGGGGAGGTGATGCCGGGCAGGCATGGTCAAACCGAAAAGCCGCGCAGATCAAAGAACTAAGAGAACAAGAACCATGAGCATCATTTCAATCGAGAACAAGTCGGGCAAGATCCGGCTCAAGGACGCAGTTGTGCAACCCGTGATGGACGATCTGATCGAGCAGATCGGACGACTTTTCGGTGCCAGCGCGGCACAATCCGGCGAGTACACCGGAGAGCTAACCAACTGCCTTGAGAACGCAGTGGATGAACTGGAAATCGAGATCCACAGTCCGGGCGGCTCGATCTTCGACGGATTCACGCTCTACAACGAACTGCTTGGCCTTCGCCAGCGTGGCGTGAAAGTCACCGCGACAATCAACACTCTGGCCGCGTCGATGGCATCTGTGATCGCCATGGCAGCGGATGTGATCCGTATCGTGCCGAATGGGCAGATTATGATCCACGAAGCTCAAACTGGAGTGCGCGGAACTGCCGAGGATCTTCGCAAAGCCGCCGACCAAGCCGAGCGGATGAACGTTCAACTGGCGGAGATTTACAGCAAGCGCACTGGCATGGATGAGGAGGAGGTGCGCGAGATGATGCGCGCCGAAACTTGGTTCGATGCAAAGTCTGCCATGGAGAAAAAGTTCGCTGACGAGATCGTCAGTTTTGACAGCCCATCGAATGCGATGAGCATTCTCGCCAAACTTTTCCCAGGCAACGATCAAGTTGCTCAACTTGAAGCGCAAGTCGCCGAAAACGATACCTTGCGTGCTGAACTGATCGAGGCACAAGCCAAGGTCAACGAATTGACCGCGCTTGCCGAAGTCAATGCCAAGCTGCAAGCCGATCTGACCGAGGTGTCTGAGAAGGCCACCGCACTTGAGGCAAAGGTTTCCGAATTGGAAACAGTTGCATCCACCTCGCAAGAAGTCGTTGCCAACAAGGCCGCGGAACTGCTCGCCGCTCAAGGTCACGGAGGTGCCGTTGCTCTGGCCACCGAATCCAATCAAGCCGCGCAGACTCTGCTCGACCAGTTCGCCGCGCTCAAAGGCGAAGAAGCCACCGCGTTCTTCAATCAAAACCGCACTGCCATCCTTGCCGAGCAAGGCCGCTATCGCGTCTGAACCATCACCCAATCCCACTAAACAACCATGGCTACTATTGCCCTCAACGACAAGATCTTCACCCAAGTCGCTCTCCAAGCGTTTGTGGCGAAGCTCGCTCCGCTCAACGCATTCTCGCGTGACTTCTCGGCTGACACGTCCCGCAAAGGCGACGCCGTCATCGTGCCGCTGATCTCGGGCGTGACCGCAACGACCTTCAACAACAGCTACGAAGTCGGTGGCGGTGCGATCAACTTCGCGACCGTGACGATGGACAAGCACCGCATCGCTTCGGTGGACCTCACCGATGTGCAGGTCGCCAACAGCTCTGCCGCTGTTCTCGACAACCTTGCCATCCAAGCCGGTGAAGCTCTTGCCAAGATTGTCCTTCAAGATATCTTCTCGGTCATCACCACCGCCAACTTCGGTGCCGCGCTGCTGACCACTGCTTCGGCCAACTACACGATCACCCAGATCGGCGCGCTTCGTAAGAAGATGGCCCAGAACGACGTGCCGACCGATCGTCTGTCGTTCATCTCGGACTGTGATATCTACACCGCTCTGCTCACCAGCTCGGGCGTTGCTCAAGCTCTGAACTACGGTGGTGCCGAAGCTGTCCGCGACGGTCAGATCCCGCGCTTGCTCGGTGCCAGCATCTACGAGTCGAACGTCATTCCGGCCAACGGTCTGACCAAGCTCGGTGGCTTCATCGCTCACCCGGACTCGATCGCTCTTGCGATGCGCTACCTCGCTCCGCAAGCTCCAGGCGAATACCTCGCCGCCGAGCAAGTGGTGGCCAGCAACGGCATCTCGATGGGTTATCGCCGCCACTTCAACACCGCGACCGGTAAGCACTACGCGAACTTCGAGTGCTTGTTCGGATTCACCCCGGCGTTGACCCTCGGCCTCGCGCTTGTGACCGTCCCTGCCTAAACTTAAGAGGCATCCAAAGACCCGCTCTAGCACACGCTGGAGCGGGTTTTTTATTGCCTTGATTGCACAAAATGCCACTTTCCAGTCGAAATGAAGCTGTCACTCACCGTCATCACGGGAAACGCAGAGCAATACATCGGGCGATTCCTCGATCACTTCCAGCACATTGCCGATGAGATCGTTGTCGTGCGAGCGTGCGGCGATCAAGAACCAGACAACACGCTGCTGATCGCCAAAGATCGCGGGTGCATCATCGGAGAATATTTCAACCAAGAGGAAACTGGACACTGGCCGCACGTTGACAACTTCGCGGCAGCACGAAACAAGGCCGCATCACTTGCGACTGGCAACTGGCTTGCATGGGCTGATACTGATGACATCATCAGCAAGGAATCGTGCAAAGGCATGCGCGAGATGCTCGCTCAACTGGCCGATGATATCGACATCGTGCTTTGCCCATATGAAGTGCCAGACGACGGCATCACCCACAACCGCGAACGCTTCTGGAGGAAAGGCCGCGCCAAGTGGAAGAATCCAATCCACGAATGCCTTGAAGTCGAGAAGACGCAAAAGGCTGCGCGCTTCGACAACGTGGCAGTCGTCCACATGCCGATCGGGCCGCGCAAGGCTGAGAACAACGAGCGCAATCTTCGCATCCTTGAGCAAGTGCCACTGGAGGATCGCACCGCGTCGCAACTGTTCTACACGATGCAGGCGCAGCGCAGTTGCGGCAACGTAGAAGGCGCGATCCAGTCTGCACAGGCACTCGCTGCCGCCGAAGATGCTGGTCTGCCAGAACGCTATGAAGCCTTTATCTTCCTTGGTCAACTTGCTCCTGACCCTACAACTCGCGCGCAGCTCTACCTTCAGGCTGTCGCCGTCGATCCTTCGCGCAGGGAGGCGTATGGGGAACTGTGCTTACTCTCGCTGGCGTCCAACCGATTCGACCAGGCACTGGCATGGAGCGACGCAATGTGGGGACTCAAGAAACCGCGCCATTGGTATTGGAACAGCCGCCGGAAGTTCCACTCATGGCTTGGCGTTCAGCTACGAGGCATGGCCCTGCGCGGCGCCGGAAGGCCCGAGGAGGCATCTGCGCTGGAGTTGAATCACTTCATCGAGAACGGAGCGAAGATCTCGCTCCTGCACGCTACACGCGGCAGGCCGAAGCAAGCATGGCTTGCTCGCCAGACATGGCTGGACAAGGCGAAGAACGCCGACGCTATCGAACACATCTTCGCCATTGACTACGACGACGAGATGGCTGGGCCGTTCATCTGCTGCCGCCACGTCCAGAACCGTGGAGCCGGTCCAGTCGGAGCATGGAACGAAGCCGCGAAGGCATCGAATGGACAGATCCTTGTGCAGATGTCGGATGACTTCGATCCGCCGATGTACTGGGACGAGATGATCCTTGAGGCCATCGGCGACACCA